CAAGAGTTTATCCATAACAATGAGTAAGAAATCAAACATATTCAAATCAGGGAAACTAGCATCTCCGGTCGACACACGGTCAATCCATCGAGGATTTAAGTTGCTATCCTTTTCAAAATAATCTAACTGAAAATGTGGGAATCGATCTGTTATGGAATTATATTTACCAAAAAATAGTAACCCCCCAGACGTGAGTTTATACGTTCCATCCCCATTCCTATCTTTTTTATACGCTCCAATGTTTATTAGTAAGTCTTCGGTGGACAAATCCTTGTATTTTTTATCCTGTAAAATTAGTAGAGAACGGTACCTTTCAACTGTTTCTAAGTTAATGTCATCTATATCAAATTTTGGTAATATTTGGCTATCAATATCATCGTGTGAACTAGATAATAGATATTTTAACTGCTGTTTGCTAACCAATCTATCACCTTCACCTAATCTTATATAGGATTTACCTATATCTTTACCTATATGAACAGGTTTTACTGAGTAAGGAGCTTCTCTTATGTTAACAATAATTAGGCTTCTTTTGCTATCTGCGATAGGTGATATAAGAATATCATCATCAGTTAATAAATTGAAACTAACTTTGCTAGGGTTATTTGCATCATTAAGAAGTTGATCATAAATAGGTTGAGGATTTTTAAATCCTTTTTTGGGATTCATTTTATCTCTTTCATCATACCCTAAGATAATTACTCCCCCGTTTGTATTAGCAAAAGCAGAATAAGTTTCCCAAAATGATTTTGGTAGTCCATTTTCAGCAGCTTTATATTCAATATCAATCCCTTCGGGAAGATTAATGTTCATATTTATTGTTCCTTTCAAAAGATAATCTCAAGATAATCTCAAGATAATTTTTGTATAGAAAAGCCTATATCATGGGCTTTTGTGCAGTATGAGTTGAAGATAATCTCAAGATAATCTCAAGATAATCTCAAGATTATTATATAATCTTCTCAAAAACCATTGTAGCCTGGATACGGTCGCCACCGCCTAGTCCTTTGCTTCCACCATTGGCGGTTGTGATTGTATGCAGGCGATAACCTTTAGAAGCTTGTTTATTGATAACATCTTCTAATTCTGTAAGGTTTCCTGATCCAGTACCGAAAAACTTTTCTTTCAAAGTTACCTGAAGGACAACGTAGTGTAGTCTATTTACTCCAGATGCGGTAGAAAAACTACCTTCTTGTTTAACAGTGTCAAAAAATCCCATGGGGGTTACTCCTTTTTAGCTTTTTATCAGATAATTCTAAGTAAATTCCAAATTATTTTTTATCAGTATAGTCTTTTATGATACCTATATCTTTATTTTTTTCGTATAGACTATTTACTAGTTGCATAACGATTTTTTTATCAGATTTTGAAAGGGTTAGAAAAGAACCGAAAAAATCTTGAAAAAGTATTGGCAATTGTCCAAGAGCTATATAGATTCTTGAAATATTATCAGAAAGAGTCCCATCGATTTCTTCATAATTATCTTCGGGTTGAGTTTTTTTCCACTCTTCAAGAATAAGATCCTTAATATCTTGTTCGATTACGGGAAGGCTTTCAGCTTTTACAAAAAGGGATAAATCCCTCTTACCGTTTTTTCGATTAGTTTCATCATATTCTGAAATTATATTTTTAAAATCTGGGTTGGTGAGTAATAATTTTACCATATTTCTATAGCTATCAAATGCATCATTTTGAATAGTTTTATAATCATCATACCCCAAAAGATATCCAACTGGTACTTCAAAGAAATCAGCTAGTTGTTGGGCTTTGTCTGATTTTATTTGGTGTTCGCCTTTTTCCCAGTTTAAAATTGTGAGTTTGGATACTCCGATTTCTTGAGCAAGTTCCTGTTGAGTCAGTTTTTTCCCTTGCCGTAATTCTTTCAATCTATTCATTTTTACACTACCTTTCCTCTCTATTCTATCACTATTTTTAAGATAAGTATAGAAAAATTATAACTAAATTTGATTTTTTCTCTTGACAAGTAAAGAAAGTTATACTAGAATGTAATCGTAGCAAGAAAAAGTATAGAAAACTATACATTGCGATTTAACCAGATAAACTTCATCTATCTACTACTTTTCACATCTGGTTCAAAAATTTTAAAAAAGGAGGTGTTTAAATGCTTATAACTGAGAGCATGGCAGAACAGGTCAGAGTTAAGCGTGCAGTTAATCGTATTACGATGAAAGAACTAGCACAAAAACTAGGGACAACTTATGCTACCTTACGTCAAGTGGAACAGGGTGATTATGACGCCCCAAGACGAATCTATCAATCAGTTAGTGAGTGGCTTGCTGAAGATTATTAGAAAGGAGCCTAAGACAGAATCTAGAAATATTCTGCTTGCTACCTATGGCAGTATCAAGGGTTTGTAGGGGTTTATTCTCTCCTAAATTTTCCCTACCTCAATGATTTACTTTGGTACTGTTTTAGGTGGCAAGCATTGACAAAAATAAGAAAGGAGCTAACCAATGGAATTGGTTTATATGGACGGCAAGAAAGAGCCGTATACACTGAGCAGTATCGTAGCAGAATGCACTGGATTGCAACATCACACAATAACCAAGACAATCCGCAAACATCAAGTAAGGTTTGAACGGTTCGGAAAGGTTGGATTTAAAATCCAAGCTATGGAAAGTGGCCAGAATACTAAGGATTATATTTTGAATGAGCAACAAGCGACCTTGTTAGTTACATTCTTAAAAAATACTGAGCAAGTGGCCAACTTCAAAACCAATCTTGTCAAAGCCTTCTTTGAAATGCGTGATGAACTTTCTAAACGCTACCTTCAAAGAGAACTGGAAAAACCAAAGCGTAAAAGTTTAACTGAAGCTATTCAAACATGGGAGAAAGCACCAAAGCATGCTTATAGTACCCTTACAAACTTACTACTAAAGGGAGTGACAGGGAAGAATAAAGCGCAACTAATGAAGGAGCGAGAAAGTAAGAACGGTATTGATGGCTTGACAAGTGTAGAGCTGACAAACTACCAACGTTTGGAAGATATGGCAATAGCTATGATTAACTTGAATAGGGGGTATTCAGAAATTAAGGCATTAATTTTTAAAGTATAGGAGTATAGAAAATGGAAAATGAATTTAAGACAGTTGCAAATGCTAAGGGGTTAGAAATTCCTAAGTATCCCAAGGATTTTAAAAAGCTAGTTGAGAAAGACAGACAACTAGCCGAATATCTTTGTATGAACTACGAGAACTTGGACAGTGAAGACCTGGGCGCATTTCTTGAAACGGTGGAGCAAGGATTCAGCTGGATTCTGGATCTTATTGAGAGTAAAGACTTGCTTTATAAACCAAAGTCAGGTAGTAATCATGCAAAAAGAAAATAAAAAAATCACTTGCTCAAGTTTTGGCCAAGGCGAGCAAGCGACACAATTCAGAGTATAGAAATTTTTTCTATGATCTGATTATAACAAAAAATATCTATTCTATCAAATACCTAAAGAAAAACCGAAGAGCAGGCAAGCAATTAGAAAAGGTTTTGAAAATCAAGTGCTGACAGGGTGATTCTAAGACCTTGTTTAGCTGAAAGATGGGTAATTACTCACGAAACACTGCTACAAGCGTTCGCCAACTTGGGGCAATCGCCCAGCGTTTGGAGTGGTGAAGCATACCATATAGAAAACAGGCAAGAAAAAGGACAAGGAAAGGCTAATGGAGAAAAATATGACTCTAGATCTAGATAACATGACACAATCAGAATTTGACAACCGAATTACTGAAATCAAGGGTAGAAATCCGAACCTCTTTCAGTTCATCATTGACTTTTTAGATGATAAAGTAACTCCAGAAGAGGTGTACGATTTTCTGAAGATGGAGCGAAGCTATCAAGTAAATTATATCAAGAATTACAAAGCGAGGGCATAGCATGAATGAATTAGATTTGACCAATATACAATCGGTAATCTTTATGGTGGTACTGATTGGCTTACTACTGTATCTAAATCACCGAGACCGCAAAAAAAGCGCTCAAATTGAGCGAGAAAGTACACAGACGATTGAAACGACTAGCGAGGATTTAAGCCCTGATTATGGGCGATATATTCAGCTTGCAGCGGTTAAGCCATGGGGGTACTAAGATGTTTGAAAAAATGATTGAAGATTTAAAGTCTAAGATTTTGGAAGCAGTGGAACGGTATTTAAAAAGTCATGAGAAAGTACCTCAAAAAAGATTAGATTTAATCAGCAAGGTGGAACTAAAGGAAGAACTGGGCATAGGAGATAAAACCTTGACAAAATGGGAAGGTGCAGGACTACCGCAGTATATACCGCCTATTGAAGATACTAGAAAAGCGTATTATAAAATCTCAGATGTTTTAAAGTTTTTGGGGGTAGATGATGGCAAAGACTAAAATATATTTTTGGTTAAAAGTTGATAAGAAGTTTTTTGATAACCTTTTTATTAAGCGACTTAAAAATATGCCTGGTGGCTACACTATGACAGTGATTTATATCCGTCTTATGTTGGAAAGTTTAGAAGATGATTGTATTTTGTACTATGAAGGATATTTTGATAGTTTGGTACAGGAATTAGCTTTAAAACTGGATGTTTCTGAAGATGATATAAATATGACAGTTGCATATTTTACAAAATGTGGCCTGATTCAGATAGACGATGATGGCCATGCTACATTATCGCAAGCAAAAGCCATGGTTGAGAGCGAAACAAACTGGGCAAAATACAAGCGAGAACAAAGAAAAAATAGTCAAGATTTACCAAAATTGGAGAATGTCCAAAATAAAAAGACTATTTCCAACTCATGTCCAACAGAGATAGAGATAGATAAAGAGTCAGATAAAGATAAAGAGTTATATAAAGAATATATATTGTCAGGTAAACCTGACTTTACTTTCCCAAATTGGTTAACTCCGAGAATGATTGAGGAAATAACTAAAGGACATCCTGAGAAGTATTTAATAAGAATCCCTCTAGCTTATCTGAATCATACAGTAGGGAAAAATTATAAATATTTGGACAAAAACTTGAAGCCGATAATGGCACGATTCAAAGAAGGCTATACACTGGAAGATTTTAAACAGGTGATAGATATTAAAACGGCAGAATGGAAGGATAGTCCTGAATTTTCTAAATATCTGAGACCTGAAACACTTTTCGGATCTAAGTTTGACGGTTATTTGAATCAAAAGCCTAAAACCATAAAAGGGAGGTCAGAAGACAACTTCCCAGACCTACCATTTTAGGAGTTGCACAGATGAAGGAACAATTTAAAGAATTTAATAACAGAAAAATATCGGATAAAGTTTGCGATATTCACCAGGTCAATTATTGGGAAATTTCTGTACCAGTGTTAGGGGGTTCAGAAAGAAAACTACAAGCATTTTGCCCGGAGTGTGTGAAGGAGGATATTAAACAAAAAGAGCAAGACCTATTACAGCAGTTTGAGGATAGACAGGCTTACTTTAAAACTTATGATGTCTTAATGCGTGATAGTACAATCCCTAACGAGTTGAAAGGAGCGACATTTGATAATTTCTTTGTTAAGACGGCAGAGGAGCGCCAGATGTTAGAGTTTGTAAAAGGTCAAGCCCAGAAGTACCTTGCAGGTATGACGGGAAATACTTTAATCAGTGGTAGCACAGGAATAGGAAAAAGTCATTTATCGCTTGCCCTGGCCAAAGAAATCAATGAGAGCTTCAGAGAGAAGAACGAGCCTAAGAGTGTCTTGTTTATCAGCTTAACTGAGATTATAAAGCAGATAAAAGAAGGCTGGGCTTATGGAAGAAATGCAAACTTAACAGAGTATGAGGCGGTTAAAAAGTTAGTTGATGTAGATTTTCTAATCATCGATGACCTGGGGGCAAAAAATGGGACGGTAACACCTAAGAGTGACTGGGAACAGGATTTCTTGTTTGATATTATCAACAATCGAGAAACTACGATTTTCAACACGAACCTAGATAGTAGTGAACTGCGGACTGTTTACAATGCTAGAAATTCAAGTAGAATTTTGAAAGGTTTAGAAGGGAACACTTTCAAGGCTTTTACGATCAAAGATAAAAGATACACTATAAACACAGTGAGGGGAGAATATCAATGAATGATGATAAAATGCGATTTGCAACAGAAAAAGGCTTTGTTGTCTATGAAAAATGTGGTATAATAGAAATAGAAAAAGTTCCGAGTTTTGGAGAAGTTACTTTATTCTATTCAGATGGGAAATTTACTCATCTAGTCAAAAAAGAAACTAAAAAATAAGTCTATTGAGAACAACTCAGGGACATACCGTAAGCATATAATGCTAGTGGTATGTCCCTTTTTGTTTGCGTAGAAAGGGGGTGAGTATTATGGCAGGAGATACTTCTTTAGGGTATGTTGTAGCAGATAAATTTTCTATGGATCCAAAGAAAAGACAACAAATATTTGCAAAGTGCAAAAAAGAAGATGATAGCTTAGAACAACGGAAACAAGAAATACTAGAAAAATATGCTAACAAACAAGACAAACCAAAATTTAGAAAAAATGATTCTAAAGGCTCGGAGAGTCATAAAAGAAAAGCTAAAAGCAAAGAATTTTAGAAAAAATTATAAACAAAAATCAGATATTAAAAGATGAAGGAGCAAAAAATGACAACTAACTTAGTTAAACAAAAAGAAAATCTAGAAGCTTATATCCGAAGTACAGGTTATAACACTAGAGGAATGAACGTAGAAAATAATCATGTACTCATTGAAAAACCAATCCTTGATAGTTATGAAGATGAACATCAACGTAAAGAATTGGTTGATCTAGTAAATGTTATTGAGACTCGTACCCGTGGTGGGAAGTATGAAGTAACTGACTTTGAATCTGATTCATTACAAGAAGTTAGTGAAAATTCGGTTGAGAGAACAGAAGCAGATAAAAAGAAAACTATCAGCGTTGATTACTTAGTTAAATTATTCAGTGGAAAACTTGATTTTTCACAGGAGCAATTAGATGATGGCCAATATAATTTAACGGATTTTCTTGGTAAGAAGATTATTAAATTAAAACGTAGAACACGAAATAGAGAGATTGGGAAAATTCTCCAAACTGCGAAAGTGCAGACTGCTACAAGTATGGACGACTTGAAATCTATTGTTTCTTTAATCAATCCAGAGCGCAATGTATCTATGGTTGTTAGTCAATCACTATTTAGTGTCTTAGAAAAAATGAAAGACACTTCAGGAAATTATCTTCTTAAAGTTGATAAAGAGACAGGAACAAGTGAAACATTCTTTGTAGATAACTTTTTAATTGTGGATGATACAACATTAGGGAATAAAGGTGACAAAAAAGGCTTTATCGGAGATCTAGAAAACTTTGTTACTTTGTTTGATCGCAAGAAAGATACACTTAGCTGGGCGAATGCGAATGACTATTTTGGGAAACGGTTGATTTTACATACCCGATTTGATGTAAAAAAAGTTGAAGAAGATTGTGGTTACTTTATTCAATGGAACTAGGAGAAAGAAATGGATATTAATCAAGTATTTGAAACACTGGATGATCTAGATAATAAAAAAAGTAAGATTAATTCAGCACGAGAACAGTTAAGCGAAAAAAGGAAAAGCCTTTTAGGCAATCAAACAGTTTCATTTGAGAATATAGATTCTTTTTTGTCAAATAACTTAGAATCTTTAGAGCAACTGGAAAAGATGGAAAAAGCTATTAATGGCCTTCAGGAAAAATTTGATAGTGATTTTTCAGAAGCTAATGCAGTCATCTTTGAATACATTTTTAAAGAAACTAAGCAACGGATGGAAACTAAGAAGATCTATAAACAATACCGAAAGAAACTTAGACGAATTCTGGACGCATATGATGAAATTCAAGAACTAAAGAAGGATGTGGAAGAAATCCATACAGGTGTAGTCAGAGAAATAAGCCAGAAACATCCTCTATTGCTATATCGAACAGAAGTAAGTCCGCTTACTGTCCTACCATTCTTAAACCCTGATAATAGCGGATGGATGAATTTTTCTAAGGAATATCGGGACATTAAAGAGTATTTAGAAAAATAGGGAACAAATTAAGTAAGGCTAGTGATATATGGCTCAAACAAAAGAAATATCGCTAGTCCTACTTTTATGCTTTACTAAGTTTCACATAACAAAGTAAGCATAAACTGAAAAGAAGTAATAGCTTGAAAGCAAGGTATATCAGGGGTTTACAGAATGGAGTGAGTTTCACAGAATGTAAGATATGAGAAACTGAGGGGATAAATTAAAGAAATTTCCCTTGAACTTGTCATACTGAAGAGTTGTCAAACTTAAAACAATGATACCTGATAAGTGGAGTGTTGGAAGGCTTTTAGCGCTTTTTGTCAGTTTGACAGAATTTACAATTTGACAAATTGCAAGATAAAAAATTTTAAAAATTTAAGTGGAGGTACTTGCCTATGTACGAGTTGAGTAACAGAGACTTGGACGGGATAGATATTGAGTTAGGACGGTATAGAACGCTTGCTAATAAAATTTATTTGAGAAGACAGGAACTGATACATAATAAGAAATATAGCACTGAAGATTATACTGGTGGGAAAGGCAAGACAGTATCTAGTCCTACTGAAGCGACAATCATTAGAATTGAAGAAGACCAAACACTAAGATATTTAGAAGGCTTCAAACTAGTTGTAGATACCTTGATGGAAAACTTAATTGAAAGTGATCTAGTCATTTTTAAAATGAGATATTTAGAAGCTGGTGCGACTTGGGAAGACGTGGCAGAGAAACTAAATAAAACTACTCGTTATATAAATAGTCGAAGAAAAGTAATCGCTAAAAGATTTATAGAACTGAAAGGATATTGACACTCCCCCCCACTTTGTAAAGCATTTTCGTTGATTTTAGGTACCGGGAGCGGTAACTTTTTCCAAGTCGGAAGCTGTCAACCAAAAAGGGGGTAAAAAGTTGATATTTTAAAAAAATAGAAGGAGTTTTTAGAAAATGGATTTAGCAGCACAATTAGCAAATATTTTAGCAGAATATTGCGAAGAGGTTAATGAAGAAGTTGATAAAATTGCGGAGCAAGTCGCTAAAGAAACAGTTAAAGAGTTAAGGGAAACTAGCCCTAAAAGAACAGGTAAATATTCAAAAGGATGGCGTAAGAAAAGAGTGAGAAATGGAGTTTGGGTAGTATATAGTTTTAAATACGGATCTCTTACTCATTTACTTGAATTTGGACATATTAAACGAAATGGGGGGAGAACTAAGGCGTACCCTCATTTAAGACCTGCAGAACTGAATGCGATTCAAAAATTTACAGAAAGGATTCAGAACATTTCAAAGTAAACTATAATTGAATAGTATTAAGTATACTAATTAAGTGAGCGAACCAACACATCGTTATTTAAGCCCTTAGATTTATTTCTGAGGGCTTTTTATTCTTGCTTCTTATATGGCTATTTGATAAAATAATAGTATATGAAGGTTTATCTTTCAATGCTTAGCGTTTACCTTTTTCTTTTGCGGGAGTTGGGTTTACGCTTTTTTTAAATTTTTGAGAGTATATAGATTTGGTGAGGATGTGGTATAATATTATCAGGTAACAGAAAAAGCACGTTTGACCGTGCTAGTTTCTTGCCTGCTGAACTCATCAATATTACGCCCTTTTAGGGCTCTTTTTTGTGGACTTTTTTAGGAACTTTCAAGAAAAACTAAGGCTATTTAATGCCTAAATGATTTTAAAGAAAGTCAGTATTTTCAA